AACAGCTCGGCCAGCGTTGCGTATCTTGCGTGTGAGGGGCACGGGCTGGGTGTCGATCACAGTGGAGGGGTCATAATCGACAACGGTAACCGCAGCGGGAGCAGCCAGTGATCCTGTCTCGTACAGATTGTCCATCAGCGACCGCATCCTCTCGACCTGACCGTCACTGGCACCGGGCCACTTGAGGCTGATTGTGTTGTCGTCAACCAACGACACGTTAGCCATTTTGGAAGCCAGACGCTCAGCAATCTCTGTGGTCGAGCATTCCGCCACGACGCTCAGTGCGTGAGTCACGGATCGCATACTCGTACCCCCTCGCTGTGGCTGGCAGCGTCGTAGCATGGGCCTGTGGTTAGGGATGGCGTGCCTGGGTCGTCAGTGTCGCAACCCGTCAGCATCGGGACACAACCGCAGCCGCTGTCCGGTGAGTTGCTGCAATCGTCGCTGGTGACTTCCCACAAGCCGCTGCCGCTGTTCCATTCCCACGAGCAGTTTGCGGGGAGCATGCCATCAGAGCAAAAGTTGTCCGATGAGCAGTTGCCGCAGCCAGACTCGTCCGAAGTGATCGACTGCAGGCATGCTGCCTGACAAGCGTCGGTTGATATGAAGCAACTGGGGGTCACGTTGATGGTCTGCGGCAGGTTACTGCCATCAGCGACGACAGAAGTGCCGCAGCCTGATGGGTAATCGCAGTTGATGACTGACGGGAAGTTTGAAGCCTGAGCCAGAAGCCTGTCGAATGTGAATGCGTGAGTGCTGGTGTCAAACATCGGATCCCAGCCAGAGGACGGGAGCCATCGTGCCAACTCCAGAAGAGAGACACTGGCCGGCTCGCCTGTCGTCGGGCTGAATGAAGCGAGACACAGCAGCAGCGAATAACTTCCTGTGGTGCTCAGTCTCAAAGCCCACAACAGCCGCGAATGCCGGGGGAAATACGATGAGGAACCAGCAGCCGGCTCAACAATCACCCAAGTCGCCTCACTCAACCACAGGCAGGATGTAATCAGCCCGTTGATCGAATGCACCAGCGTGTTTTTGCACAGGCTTCCGCTGGGAGCGAATGAGCAGTGAGTGTAGCCAGAGAATGAGAAACAGCATGGCACTGCATACATGTTGCAGATGCACGGGCTGATGACCGGGCAGCAGTTGCAAGTGCTCAGGTCGTTGTACGGCATCAAGCCTCATCCGGTGGTGATGTCGTGGCTGAGTTGGTCCATGTCGTGCCCTGGGAGCAGTCCCGCCACTGTTCAACCAGGTTGCCACCTGAGCACACATATCGACGCTGGATGTTGCAGGTGCCACCGGCGCCACGCTTTGACCAGCGTGCTCGCGGTGCCTCTGTGCTGCGGAGGCGGGTGTACTCAGCCTTCACGATCTGCCGCAGCTGCTCGATGGCCTTGGGGCCGAGGAGGTTCAGCATGGCCTATTCCTCGTACAAGCAGATCCGAACCTTACAGGCAGCAGTATTGGCCTGCATCCGCAGCGTACTACCAGCGTTGAAGTTGAACACTGCCGGAATGTGGCTGGGCTTCAGCTTGCCGATGGCCTGCATGTTGCCGCTGCCGTCCTTCTTGCCCCACAGGACATAGTTAGTCGCGTCCAGGTTGTAGAGCGTGCATACACCCTCAGTCGCCACATCACCGAAGGTAATGTCCTCTTCACTGGTGCCGATGCTCAGCACCTGGCAGCTCATGCCGGAGGTTGTCTGGTCTACCGTGATGTTGCCAGGTCGGAAGTCGTCGGTCAGGGTGCCATTGCTCAGCTGAGTCCTGACTGTCACTGTAATTTCATCTGCCATCTGTGGGCGCTCCTATAACTACTGGGCCACAATCCCAGGCAGCACTGTAAAGTCCACCTCGGGGTAGATATCAAACGTCAGGAAGACTGCACTCGTTACAGTCGGGTCCGTGATCTTAGAACCGCTGCCATCCAACAAAGCCGGAACCGTAGGCTCCAGGCTGTCACCGTCATTCGTGATCTGACGCCGCTTCGTCGGGTCATCGGGATCAACCTCACGGAAGCCTGCATCAAGCACAGAAGCTCGCCAAGTGTCTTTGTTGAGGTGAATGACTGCGTCCACCGTGCGGTATTGTATGTCATTACGCTCACGCACAGGGCTCACAGTTAGCCGCTGTAGCTTCGCTTCCCTGACAGCTACCGGGAAGTTGTCGATCAGGATAGCGGTTGAATTGACGGCATCCTGGTAGCTCAGGAGCCAGGTGGGCACCACCGAGGCATTGTAAGTGATTTGCACCACTCGCCGGCTGACATCACGCATCAGAGGCGGGTCGAATGGGTCACCTGCTGAGTTCAAAATACCCTTGCTGGCGTTGTCGAATACAGCCGGCTCCTGGTACTGTTCCGTGCTCCAGGATATCTCAGGCGTGTCGTCAAGAGGGCTGTCACTTATCTCTCGCTCAGTGCTGAAGCTGGCAGATACCGTCCACCAATAGGGGCTGGAGCCTTCATTCCTGGCCCTGACGCTCGTGCAGTAGGCAGCGTTATCACCTGAGTAGATCAGGCCACGATAGGGAACGCCAGCCGATACGCTGCTGAGGACGGTGGCCGCATCGTCCCACTTGTTGTTGGTCTGCACGCGCCAGACCTGTGTGTAATTACGAACGCCCTGATCACCATCAGAGCCTTCGCGGCCTTCCCATACTTTACTGGCGAGTACAACAGTCATATGCCACCCAGATCAGGCACCACGCCGAAGTTGCCAAACATGCTGGTAACTCCTGCCGTAAGCACGTCAAGTTTCTGATTCGTCACTGCTGTATTGTTCGCAGTCTGCTGTGCTGCCTGGGCCTGCTTATTGTTGATGGATCGTACGATTGCAGAATAAGCCTCTGCAGTTCCTGCCGACAAAGCACCAACGAAACCAGCGCCAGTGCTTTCCTGCTCTCGCTCCTTCATCGCATTCACCCAGTCGACATTCCTTGCCATCCATGACTCATTGTGCTGCTCATTATCACGCTTAAGCTCAGCCAGGGCATCAGCAGATGCCTTCATTTTGTCCTCGTATATCTTTAGGTTCAGTCCTGAAGCGTCTGCGTTCTGGAATCCCTCAATAGAAGGTGACACAATCTTGCTGACCTCAAGGTCAGGCACTGAACCTGGAACGTCGCCCACAGTGGGGGATGATCCACCGATTCCCGGCACAACCCCCTTCAATGAGCCCACACCGTCCATCACTGTGCCGCCGCTGCTTGGGGCTCCTCCGAAACCTGTCAGCTTCTTCAGGAAAGACGACTGGTTTAGCTTCTCAAGCACCCATACCGTCTCATCAAGCATCTCTTTAAGGAATTCAAGGGCACCTTTGAACGTGTGGCCGAGGCCCAAAGCCACAGCCCCAGCAACCTTCACCAGCACCTTCACCAGCTCAAACAGTGCTGCCGATATGCTCTTGATCAGGCTGCCATAGAAGCCAAGATCCTCACGGTTGGCTTCCAGGAAGTCTGAGAATGTGCCAAATCCCTCGTTGACGACATCCAGCACACCGTTCAGGTCAATCCCCAGGATATCAACAAGCTGACCGAACACTTTGCCGAGGTTTGTGCCGATGATGTCATTGATGCGTGTCAGAAGCCCTCCAAAGCTGTTGGAAGCCTCCTGAGCAACTCCTGCAAACTTCTCGTCGCGTATGTTGCGAAGCATCTGCAGCAGTGTTGGGAACGTGATCTTTCCAGCCTCAGCCAGTGCAAACACCTCGTCCTTTGTTTTCACAAGTCCAGCATCGACGAAGGCTCCCAGGACATCGATACCCTGACTTGTGAACTGGCGCAAGTCTTTTGTCATCACCTTGAACTCAGCTGAAGACTGAGCAACGACAGCTCCCAACTCTGCAAAGGTCGTCGATGGGTGTGCTTCCGCCAGGTCACCGATGATGCCCAGGATGTCTTCCAACTGGCTGGGGTCGATTGTGTTCATCAGGTTCGATGCCAGCACAGTCACTTCAGGCAACTGAAACGGTGTTGAGAGAGCAAAATTCTCAAGCTGTCTCTGGAAAGCCTCAGCAGCGGCAGCGCTTCCCAGCTTCCTCGTGAATCCTAGAATGGCGCGCTGCCTGCTGATATATATATCCATCCCTTTTCGCAGGGATGAATAAGCAGATCCGACAAGTGCCAGAGAACTGGCAAAAGCCGCTGCCTTTGCCGCCATCGAAACAAAGCCGCCAGCAACCAGTGAGCTTACCTTGGTGTGCTCAGTACCGAATGACGATATCTGCGCACGAGAAGACGACAACGCCCGGAACAGGCCCGAGGCATTGCCGCTTATGTTTACTACCAAGTCACCGAGAGTGGCCATTGACAAACGCTCCAAACATCTTCGCGGCTGCTTCAGGGCTGGCGTCTTGCTTGGGCTCCTCTTCGCCTGGTATCAGATGCCACCAGTCAATCGGAGAGCCTAAACTGCGACAGATAGCAGCCATACCTATGGCAACAGTCTTTACCAGACGCTCGTTGCCGATTCCTTCCACATGATCATAAGCCAGAAGCTCGTCGTACTGCTGCGGGGTTATGGTTGTCAGAAGGTCGTCAGCGAGATGTCGACCACAGGATAGAGCCAAGCGGAGTTCAAACCGTCTCCTGTGGTCGTGTCTCAGTTTTTTGCAAGGCTCTCCACATCGCTATCAGAGAAGCCTGAAAGCCGCATAGCTACGTCGAAGATCCTCTGCACAACGGTGCTTGATTGATTGCCAATCGCTGCCACATCGTCCTGAGTAAACAGGGGGTTGCCCTGCTCGTCTCTGACACTGGCCACGATCAGACGCTCACGCACCTGCTGCAGATTGAGCTTGCCCTTGCGATTCTGAAGGCTCAACTCAAAGTCGGTACGCTCTTTGGCGTTGAAGCCCCAGACAATGCAGTGCTTGCCCTCTCCAAACTCTGGGAGGTCCACTTTTTCCTTGGCCACCTCAAGCGGCTTCAGGAACTCATCGCGGCTGATCAAACTCAATCGTCATCCTCCTCGTCGAAGTCAGCGTTGGGGCCTGGGATCGGTGATCCATCGGGGTTATATCCCATGATCTCACCATCGTCGAAAGCCTCGTAATCTTCAGGAGCAATTCCACGGCTCACCCGTTCATAAGCAACCTTTGCTTGCTGCTTCTGAGTGTTGGTCATGTTCGCTGCCTTCTCTGCCTCATCATCAGCAGCATCAGCAACGCCCATCCTGACCAGCATGTAAGAGCGTGGGTGCTCAATCACAGTCCCCGGCTCAAGCCACTGCTTCACCCCAGGCTTCCATTCAGGATGCCCAGGGGCCATCTCAAGCCGTCGCGTCAACGTCGCTTTCAAGTCGGTTCCTCACTTATTAGGTAGGCCAGGTGCCCAAGCCGTCCAGCTTGAAGTTGAATGAACCCTTCAAGCCATCAGTCATATCCACGTTGACATCAAAGCCGACACCCGCCGAAGTGAATGGGTATTCGGTTGTGCCAGAATCAGCGAAGATGATTTTCCAATTCTGATCGGCTGGAGTTGTCAGCAGGTCGGTGATCGCCTGGTGGCCTGCCAACGCAGGATCATAGAATAGCTCGCCGCTGACAGATCCTGGCTCTGTGTAGCCTGTCTGAGCGTAGGTCTTTCCGGCACCACTGGTGTCCAGCGTGGTTGAGTCGAAAGTCTCTGACTCAGCACCAGACTGCTCCAGGCTGATCACCTGAGCAACAGCCGTGAAAGTCATTGCCAGCTCTTGCTGAAGGACCGTTCCCTTACACTTTACGATTGCCATTGCTCATTCTCCTGATTACGGCTTTGCCGTCAGTAACTGTCAAAACACCACACACGACGCAGTAGCCGTGTCGACCGCCATCAGTCGTTACAAACTCAGCCGGCACCAGTAACTGAACCGACTGCACCTTTGCAAGTAACGCGCCGCTGTCGATGTCCCAGATGTTCCACTGGCCTGAGTCCTTACACCAGTCGAGTTTCATGGGTTGTATTGAATCTGAACGTCGAGAGTCACAACATAGACACCCTTGTCACTGCCGTCCGTCGGCGACTCATAGTCGTCTGACTCGCCGCCGAGAAGGACTGCCCCGACCGTGAAACTTCCTGCCGTCCCCGTGTAGTCGTCGATGAACGTCCTGACTGCATTGGCCAGAGTCTCAGCACCCACCGAGGTTTGAGCCTTGCAGTCGATGTCGAATGTGATAAACCGCAGCCCGCTCGTCTGGTCGAGGCTCTTGTTTTCCTCCGTCCCCATCTGCGTGATGATGAGGTGAGGATATGCGGCCTGCTGTGGTGCCCTGGTCACGTAGACACGACTGCCGACAATCGCCGACACCGTCGCCTCGTTGACCAATAGTGACACCAGCCCTGATCGCATCAGCCCACCTTCTTCAGCTTCTTCAGCTCTTTATCAAGAGCCTTTGCAGACTCAGCTCGCATGATGGCCATAAGAGCTGTTTTCTCACGCCTTGCGTAGTAAATCACTGGGGACATCTGGCTTGGCATAACGCCCCTATTCATCTTGGGCTTGCCTGTGTCTACCCTTATCCCACTCCTGCCTCGTCGTCTGGTTCCTGTCGTTCGCTTTGCTGTACCAAGGAACCACCAGTGGATATTTCTTGAGTCGATACCTACGCCTAGCCGCTTTCCTCTGGATCTCGCAAACCTGACGATATTTGCTCTACCCTTGGCCGCTTTGTTCTGTCCTACGCCTGCCCCAACCTTGACGCCTGGCATTCCCTTATTTCTTCGCAGGGCTAACGATCTCCATCCGATGGCCTTACGGATGGACTTGTAGCGGCTTGGGACATCAGCTTTGATCTGCTTTGCCAGATACTGTCCCTGCTTCCTCATACCTGCCGACACAACACGCCTGGTGCCTGTGTCCTTCAGGTATTTCAGGTTTTTGTCAATTTCCTTGAATCCAGTCGTGAAGCGTCTGCTCACCATCAGACGGCCCTCTTCGTCTGAATCTCAATCTCTTCGTGAGCCAGGTCGACATCAATCACGCTGACGATCTCGTAGGTGACCGACTCATTCACGAGCCGCATCTTCGGTGTCGCCGCGGCCAGTGTTGCCGAGTACGGACAGAACCAGACGTGAGATACGTCGGCCTCAACACGATCGATCCTCCAGAACTCGCGACCGCCCTTGGTCTTCACCGCCGCATAGCTCGTCGTGTATGTGCTCCAGTTGCTAGCCGATGTGATGTCGACATGACCGTGAGCATCAGCAGTCCCCGCGGACTGCTGGATCGTCACCTTCTTGTCGTACTCACTGACGCAACGCATCAGATGCCCTTCCAGTACCCGGACCACGCCAGCGAGTTGATTAGGTTCGTGTACTTTGTCTGGTCGCCGTCGCATCGCCCCCAGTGCATTCGGCACCACTCGATAATCGCCAACTTGGCCTCAACCGGCACCGCCGACGCGACGCCGTAGCCCGCAGTGAAAGTCACCGTCACAGCGGCCGGCCAGGGGGCTTCCGTGTCCTCCCAATCCTCATCGGGGACAAGCATGATCCGGACAGGCTTGGAGTCCAGGTCGACGTTATACAGCGACGACGACAGCGTCTGCGTCGTCTGATCCTCGTCGACGTATTGAACCGAAGTCACCGCAGTTACTGGCAACTGACGGATCTCGATGACGTCCCCCGGAGGGAACCGATCGAGATACAGTGCCACCGTCTGTGTCACTAATTTGATGTGTGCATCGTTCTCGACCTGCTTCCTTGCGGCCTTGAGCAGATCCGCCAATTCCCGGTCAAACTCACCGGTCGTGATGCGAAGGCGTTCCTTGAGCGTCGCGACGGAGACTGGCTCAGTCGCCGGCTCGCTGGTCACCTTGTACGTTGCGTTTAGCGTTGCCACGGCGTTTCGCCTTGCTTTGGCTGCAGATCGGCTCGTTCCAGACAGCAATTCGCCGCTCGACCAGTGTCTCCATCAGGCCGCGGCCGAGAGACTGAACAGTCCCAGTCTCTCGGCCGTTCCAGTTCCTGATGAACCTGACCGAGCGTTCGGTTACGCTCGCAGGCATCCTGTCAGCCCCTTGTCACTGATGGACGTCGGCAGTTCCTTGGCTCGGCAAAGGATCGTCTGGATCGTGACGAACGCTCCAGCAGTCCCGTCGCCGACCGTCGCCGCAACGTCGAGGTATCGCTTTCGTCCACGCAAATCGACCTCAAACGCGAAAACACCGTTGTCATCCGTTGCCGACGGCAGGCTTGATGTGTTCCCGTCGATGTCGGTCGACGTGCCATAGACCAAGCCAGTTACGTTGGCGTGACCCGAGCCCGACGTATCAGACTCCTGCAACGACAACGCAGTCAGGGCAATGTCTGTTGCACCCAGGCTGACCAAAACGACAGCGTAGTCATAGCCCAGAGTGTCTATCTCGGTCGTGGTCACCGCCGCGTCGTCAATGATCGCCGCAGGCGGCGTGGTGTTGAGCACCTTGTATCCAATCGGAAGCATCGCATTTTCTCCTGAGCGATGAGGTTTTTCGTCACAACTCGGGCCGGCCGAAATGACCGGCCCGAGACTCGTTCATTCAGCCGATTACGAAGCGGCCATCTCCAACCCACAGACAGGTCCGGCGACCGAGTTGGTGCCGTAGTCATGGACGTTGATGTCGAACCGCTCCGACCCCTTCACCGCCATCTGGTCTCGTTCCCAGACGCTCTGTCCACCGACAGTGACCGAGTCACTGAACGCGATCGTTTCCATCCGGCGATCGCCAAACCGAGCAGCCAGCGACAGGTCGCCAAAGATGACAGGGATCTGGCTGTTGGACGAGGTCGACGGGAACACCTGGCTGAAGACAACCGGGTAACCCAGGAAGATCGGACGACGAACACCGTCCCGAATCTCCATCGCGGTGGTTCCGCCAGCAGCCAGTGCCAGGCTCATCATGACGGTGTGGTAGAACTTCTTGTGACAGACCCAGACAGTGTTGGGCGTGTCAGCGTAGACCGGCAGAGCACCGACCACGCTTTCGAAGTTCGCCAGCGTTAGTTCGCTGTAGGCGTTGCCGGCACCGAGGATCAGCCCCGGAGCGGTTCCTGCGGTCAGCGTGTCCAATGCAGGACGAACTCCCAGAATCCCCCCGTAGGTGGACGTTCCGTCGCCGTTGAAGGCACACTCGTCCTCCTTGTTCGCGAACGCATAGCTGATCTCGCCAACGAGCTCATCAGCGAAGTTGATAACGGCATCCTCGCCGAGCTCGTTGCTCATGCGGGTGATGATCATCAACTTCTTTGCAGTCAACCGGATGTTGTCATACGACGCGTCCGATTCCGTCCCGGCCGAGTTCTCGCCGACGAAGTAGGCCGTCAGCCCACCGTTGCGGCGGGGATCAGTCCGAGTGTCGCTCGTCATCGGGATGACCCGCAGCAGTTGACGGGCAACGCCGTACATCTCACGCAGGCGGACCAGATCCATCCCGAATTCCTCGGGGACGAACACGTGAGCACCAGAGACGTCGCCAGCACCCTCGCCATGCACAGCATAGGCGGGGACGCCGAACTGGTCCTTAGCAAACTGGCAGGCCGACTCGAACCGTCCCCGGAATGCTGAGATGTCCATCGACGCTCGAGCGAGTGCCCACTGTCCGAACCGGTAAGCCCGCTCTTCGGCAGTCCGACCGCCTTCTTCGCCGCTGAAGTTCTTCAGCCGGCCATAGCGTCGAGCCGTCGCCGGGACCGTGAACTTCTTCTGATCCCCGTTGCCCTGCGGAGCGGACGGAACATGCACGCCGCGGATGTCGTCGGAGCGATCGCTGAACGAGTTCAACGCGTCAAGTTTGTCGCTCGCGGCCTTTTCCTTCGCCAGCAGACCGTCGATCTGTTCATCGAGTTGTTTCGCTGTGGCGTGCAACTCGTCGACCTGTGCCGAGATCTCGTCCGTGAATCCTTCCTCGGACTTCTTCGCCGAATCGATCAGCAGTTTTGCCTTGTCGATTGCGTCCTGTCGCTCGTTCGTGAGCTTTTCCAGGCGAGCCTTGATGCTCATAGTGTCAGCCTTTCTTGTGTCTGGGACACTGCAGGCCAACAAAAACAGCCGGCCGGCAGCGATGTTTCCAACGCTTCCAGCCGGCTGATGTCTGGGCATCATCGACAGGATATTGCAAAGCGTGACGTCTGGGCGTCAGTGGCTGTGCAGAACTGATTGAGGACTCACGCTATCCGCGTCGACGCAGTGTGTCAAGGACTTTGGTCCTCAACTCAGCGTTATGAGCCGCGTAGAGGTTCAACCTTGCAGCAGGAGACGTCTTGCTGTCGGCGGATTCCTTCCGCTTGTTGTGCTGGATGACCTCGTCAACATAGCCGGCCGACTTGGCCTGATCGGCTGAGAACACCGTCCCGTCTCCGTTCGGCCCCAGCAGGTCGGCCTTGACCTGCTCGAGCGATCGCCCGGAGGCTTCGGCATAGATCGCCTCAAGATCTTCGTCAAGTCGCTCCTGAATCGCCAAGGCATCACGGATCTCTGCCTGATGCCCGAACGCCATTACCAGCGAGTAATGAGGATGGAACACGCCGCCCGAATGACACTTGACTGTGTCGCAGGCCATGACCGCCAGCGAAGCTGCTGACCCAGCGCGCCCCTCGATGATCCCAACCGTCGGCCCGTCGTGACTGTCGATGGCGTTGTAGATCGCGACACCGTCATAGGCCAGACCGCCCGGACTGTTGACACGCAGGTTGACCGTCTTGCCGCGATTCGCCGAAAGGATCTGGGCGATCGACAATGAGTCAGTCTGGTTGAACTCATCGCCGACAATGCCGTGCAAGAACACGTCGACCTGGTCATCAGTGACGTTGTACGCGATCTTCATCGTCTCGTCGTGAAACGATGCCAGCAGATTGTCAGGCACCTTGCAAATCAGCCTCATTGAATCGTCTCCATCAAATCAGCGACCAGTGCGACAGCACGGCCTGACCAACCGTTGACCAGCTCCTCGACGTTGGAAGCCAGTGT